TATCATCAGAAGTTCTGGTTATTCTTATATCATATTTTTCTGGGTCTAACCCGTCTTTTCTGAAAACTCTTCTTAATGTAGTCCTTGATTTATCGCTAATTGTAGTTGTCCCCAAATCAATCCAAGAAGGCGCTCCATTTACCCGATACTCAACCTTGTATGTTACACTCCAAGATTTTATTGAGCCATTCGTTTTATCAACTTGAAATAGTCCACCCTGCAAATTAAGAGATATCTCAAAGGCTTCTACATCGCTATCTGTTGTGGTATAAGTATAAGAATTGTCTTTTGTCAGTTCGGTATTGATATTATAAACATTGTGTAAATCCTCAAACCCGGGGATTAACTCTTGGTCGTTAGTTCCGTATCTTTTATAAGTTGTTATCCCGCTAAAGTTTTCAATCGGTTGGTCGTTGATTAAAATATCATCTATGCTTTCAATCTCACCTTCGCATATTCCGATCAGCATATTAAGATATTGTTTATCCCCATCGGTTGAAACGAATTGGTTTATTATATTACCGCCGGTTCTGTGTTCTCCATAAATTACCTTAACCGGAGCGCCTACCTCTTGGACTGTCCTTATCCCTTCCCAGCCATAAGTTGGGCTTTTCTCGTCCAATCCAGAGTCGCCAAAAGAAGGCAATCTAGGCTTATTAGCTGTTAAAGCTGAATAAACGGAATATGCTACTGTCAACACGGCAGCATAAAACGTTAATACTCCATACATGGTGGTTGCCCCTGTTACCCATGTTGCGAAACTCCAAAGTGCTGCTCCAACAGGCCCTTCAATCTTTGGAGTTACACAAATCTCTGAATTATCAGGAACGATAAAATCCGGTTTGACTACCTCTCCATCGACAATAGTATCAAACTCTTTGCAGTTGAACTCGGTTTTTTTAAGGTATTGTTCTATTGTTCCGTTCTTTATAAGTTCAACTTCTTGAGTTTCAAACTTACCATCTAATCTAATTGGGAAGTATTTAATTATCATGTCTGTAAAATCCGTTTATCCTATCTCTCCAGTTAAAATCCATAACTCTGCTTAAAACAACTCCGGCTCTTGTGGCATGTATAAACTTAAATTTATTTATCATTACTCCGGCATGGTTGGCTATTCCTTTCCCGTTGTTTATCAATACCACATCAAAGGCCTGTGGAGAGTTTACTTTTATCCAATTTTTGCTGGCATTTTCAATGAATAAATCTCTGCCTTTCCAAGACCAGTTTTTATCGTACCCATGGATATCAAACAACTCGATTCCCTTTTCATTCTTAAAGGCCTTTAGTATCAATCCCCAGCAGTCAACAAACCCATCTTCTCTGCCTTCGTGCTTAAATTGCCAACCAATATATTTATCCCACCACATCATACTATTATCATCTGTCGGCTTGGAGTACTTGGAAACCCGCCAAACCTTTTATAATTACCAAGTTCCTTACACCTTTGTTTTGTTCTGTTGCAGGTTGTTGCTTCTCCGGCATAACCGCATTCATAAGATTTAAACTTCCATTGGCAATAATTCCGTGAATAAGTCCGGGCTGGAAGTACTATGCTTAAAGCATTGACCTTAGGCCTTAAAATAAAAGAAACATCCCTTTCATTTGACTTTGTATTATCTACATAATAAGTCCATTCTACCTTTGAATCAGGATTATCAAGTTTGTTAAGCCATACTATCGTTATTTTGACTTTAATTCCAATTAGCCCTTCATAGTCTATAAGATAACTTCCGATTAAGCGAGATACATTCCCAACAGTGATTCTAATTTCATCTGTTTGGTTTTGAGAGTTCTCTCCTATATCATCATGGGTTATCGGGAAGGCTACATAAACTTGACCATTAAAGGTAATGTCCTCACTCCACTCTGCCAGGTAAAGATTGTTAGCTCCGTCATATTTATAGAGAGTATAAAGATAGATTGGGGCATTAGTGCTTTTGTTTTTCTGTTTTTTAAAGTCATCATGTGCATCAATAGGCATTAGGTAACCACCTTCTTGAATTGAAAAGAACATTGGAAAGTTCCGTTTCTGTATCTTGTTCTGAAACTCCCCGGCTCAAATCTTACATTATATTCTGTGTTGTCAAAAGGAGATGTAAATGTAAAACTTTCTAATGCTCCGTAATTGTTAATCAAAGCATTCCTATAGCTTTGTAATTGGACATAAGTCAATACAGGAGAAGTTATTTTATATCCTATAACACTATTAGCATGTACTAACCTTCTCTGTTCGACATCATTCTCAAATTGTGTTATTGCTACACTATAATCAAGTAGTTCTTCACAAGATTCTCTGTTTAGTGAAAAGTCAGACATTTTATCTCCTTACAGTTTCCCTTCTGATTATTCCGTTTCTTAATGAATCTCTGTTAATGATATTTACTATTACACCTTCTCCTTCTCTGCCGGACATCGCCATGGCCACTGCCTCAGGAGTAATATAGTTATGTATTTCGATTGCTTGCTCTCTTTTCTTCCCTGCATCGTAAGCAGGGACTACTTGTTCTCCGGAATGGAGTTTATAAGCTCCGGTATAAGGTACTTCCTCTAGTCCTTCCTGAGCAGTTACTATTGGGCCTGGGCCTGCCGGAGCTGCCGAAGCTGCTGTTCCACCGCTGCCCCAGCCTAGCCAAGAACCAAACTTAGTGCTACCAAAAAGCCCTGTAAGCGCGGCATAAGCAGCTATTTGAGCTAATGTCTGGAGAATTGCATCACCAAAAGCGGAAAAATAGTCTTGAGCAGTTTTAAGTTGCCCCTTAAAAGCATCATAGAAAAAGGTTCCGAAGGCATCTTCAATGTTCCGTGCTGCTTGTTTTCCAAACTCAGTTAATCTTTCGAATGAGGCTTTGCCATCGTTTGTCATGTTTCCAAATTCTTTTTTTAGCTTATCAATGGCTCCTGTTGTTTTATCTACTATATCACCCACTATATTATTATCAGCTGCATTATCCATTTCATTAAACGCTTCAACTGTTCTTTCCCCGCACTCTTCGGCAGACTTTCTTAATCCATCTACTGTTTTTCTCATTCCATCAGCAGTATTCTTAAACTTTTCTCCAATCCAGGGCACCTTCTCCATTTTTGCAATCCAGTTAGCTAACCCTTCAGTCAAATCAGCAAGCCCTGTATTAACTCCTTCCGCGAATGACCACCAAGCTATTTTAAGGCTTGCAATTATTGTTTCCCATTTATAAAAAACCACTAACGCTGCAATAAGAGCAGCAGTAATACCCAAAGTTGTAAGAATAATTGGCCCAAGAGCAAGGTTGAATCCTAAAACTGATATTGTTGCTCCATGAACAGCACCCTGGAATATAATCATAGCAGAAATTATACCAGGCAAAGCTATTGCAAGACCTCCTAAGGCAATAAGTGTCAATCCTAAGACTGATCCTAAATAAGTTAATACAGTTGCAAGAGTTTTGTTATTATCAATCCATTTTTGAAGCCTAATAGCAATGGTTGTAACCATATTTGATAACTTCTGTATGGCCGGAAGAAGTAAATCACCTATTTTAGTAGCAAGGTTGGTAACAGTATTCCAAGTTACTTTGAGTATTGATTCAGTTGTATCAAACCTTTTTTGTGCCTCTTCTACAAGTGCAATATTTTCTTCCCAAGCTTTTGATGATTTTTCTAATGCATCTGTAAGGATACCACTCGCACCACCAACTGAAAGAAATGCCTGTTTAAGTCTTTGATCCCCCAGTTCAAGTTCTTCAAGAATCTTTGCAGCTTGCAATCCTCCTCTTCCAAGACCTTCAATGAAAATAGCGAATGCTTTTCCAGCATCTTTTTCAAAAGCCTTTGTAAATTCATCAACGGTCATCCCGGAAACAGAAGCAAAAGTTTTTAGTTCTTCATTTCCTGTTTTAATAGATTCACCTATTTTTACTAGAGCTTTACTGACCGCTGTTCCACCACGTTCGGCTCTTACACCTACAGAACTAAATGCTGTGCCTATTGCAAAGATATCTGGTGTAGTCAGCCCAACGACTTTAGCTGAACCTGCAATGCGTTGTGCAAAAGAAGATATCTCTGCTTCTGTAGTAGCAAAGTTATTACCTAAATCAACTATTGATGCCCCCATTCGGTCAACATTAGTAAGAGGCTCTTGCATGATGTTAGCAATGCGGGCAAAATCTGTAGCTGCTGCTTCTTTTGTAAGATTTGTTGTTACTGATATTTTAGCTACAGTTTCAGTAAATTTAGTAAGCCCTTCAACTCCTCTTACACCTAACTGCCCGGCAATTTCCATAATTCCTGCTAAGCCAGATGCTGCCATCGGCATTTGATTGGATAAGTCTATAAGATTTTTTTCTAATTTGGCATATTCTTTTTCTGTAGCATCAACAGTCTTGCGAACACCGGCAAAAGCAGACTCAAAGGATATCGCACTCTTAGCAGCTAAAGCATATCCAGTAGTCATAGCAGCTCCGGCAATCATGAATGACCTGCCCATTTGAGTTACTTGAGCCTGATTGCGCAGAATCCAACCTTTCATACTGTTAGTATCCTTACGGACATTTTCTACAGCCCTAGACCACTTATTGAGGTCTAAGGTCATTCTGCCTACTATGGAACCAGCATCAAACATTGGATCGCCTGCCTTTTCTCCCTATTGCTTTTAAACTTTCCCAATTGCTTTTTATCACTTCTTTTTCTCCTACTTCAATCTTCCTTAACTGTTCTTTAAGCGAATAAATATATGTTTTAAATTCGCTATCTTTTACCATTGCCAATCTACAGGTTTGGGCATCCCTAAGTTGCTGTTCTAAAATCTTCTTCTGTGCTTCTCTTGCCCAAAACCTTAGATCTCTAATGTCAAGATTAAGTAATTCTTTATAAGTGAATCCCGGGAAGGTATAAGCGATTAAAGCTAATCCACCTATACCTTCCGGACGTTTTTTAAATCATCACCTACAATAGAGTCAGTAATAAACTTTAATACGCTGCTAATCTTCCTAATGTCAACTCCTTCTAATTCTCCTTCTTCAACCCCCAAGAGACAAGCCAACTGTTTTACAGGTATACTGCTATCTCCTTTCTTCTTTCCTATCTCAGTTACCCTTTTAATTAAATCAGTGGTAATCTTGCCTACATTGTAAACCTTGCCTTCAAGAGTTATCTCAATTGGTTCTGATATTTGCTCTTTGTCGGCATTAAACTTTAAACTCATAAAACCTCCTCAAGGCGGTTATGCGCCTATTTTAAATAATTCATTATTATCGTTAGGAAATATCTTAAATATTACCTTGTAAACTCTCTGCCCTTCCGGCGAGTAATCAACTTCCCAATCTGATCTTGGAGAAGCTAATGCTGCTGTTAACCAAGTTGTTGCATCAGATGAAACCTCATTATCGATAATTGGCTTAAGGATTAAAACCTTAGCATTATCTTTAAGGGACTTTCCTATGGTTGTACCAACAGTTAAAACACCGGCCTCATAGACTGCATTCCCTAAAACCTTCAACAAGTTAGCTAGAGAAGCCCTTGTTAAAGGAACTTCTGCTTCGCAAGCTGATACCCCTGATGTGATACCATCTATTTCTGTTACTCCTGTTTGGTCTGTTTTTACAGGTGCAGTTTCTTCTGTATAACGAAACTTTACCCCTCCAAAAGTTTTTCCTAGTGAAGCACCATCAAAATCAACATCACAAGGCCCTAAATCTTTAATCGGTGAACTCATCTCTACCTCCTATTTGTCTTGAATTTTAAATACATAATTTGTGCTTATCTGCCATAAGCCTTTCTCATCTTGCCCTAAACTCTGCGGTGAACTCACCGCCTGGGCTACGTTAACATAATACTCTTTACCGTCAATTACTGGTAAAGTAATCCCTGCAATTCCATGCAGTAAGTCAAAAACTGTTTGAGCATTGGTTTTAGCTGTCCAATAATTTTCACTTCTAGATAAAACTTGCACTCTTTTTTCTATATAATCAGGTAATTCATGTTCTGTTGCCCCCCCGGATTCAATAGCTACCACTGCACTGCCTGTTATAGTAGAAGGAATATATCCTGCAAACAAATCAGTGCCTATTGTAAAATCAGTTTCGTTTTCTATATATTGAACTATTTCTTTTATCATCTTCCTGCCTTTTTTATTGTTGTTGCTATTTGTTTTATATATGCTTTCTTATTCTTTTGTAATTTACTTTCAAGATACTTCGGCCCTGAACTTGGTTCAGTAAACGTAAACCCTATTCCTTCGTGAAGCCTTGCTGCGTAAGGAGCGTTATAACCTATCACTCCAACTAATTTTCCATAGGAAATTGACATTCCTAAGTCTCTTTTAGCAAACTTTGCTTTTCCATGGCTTGAAACTCCTGCCAGTTTGTTCTGCACGAACATAGAAGCTGAGCCTCTTAAAAAGCCTTCCTTCAAAGGCACTGTCGGCACTTCCATTACGCAGTCATTCTCTAAATCAAGCATAGCCCTGCCTAATCCCTTCTCTGTTGCTTCAGGAATAGCATCTTTTACTATTTTTTTAAACTTTTTATCAAAATCATTTGAGTCAAATGTCATCATTTCAAATTCACCTTTATAAATCTATTACTAAAATCCTTAACTAATTCCAGAGATAATATGTTATATTCTTTCCCATTATATTTTATTTTATCTTCATGGTTTATATCTACACTTGCCGGAAGTAAAACAACCGCACTTGAGACAACTTGCTCACCTTCCAGGCTTCTTACCATTTTAGTTTTGTAATTAAATCTTCCCTTTATGTTAGTTGATTCTGTCGTTGCAGTTCCCCACTTGTCATAGGTTACTGTTAATATTTCCATTGAGTCTTGCAGATAAGCATTTATCATAATGACTTAACAACCTCCCGGAATTTGTTATATGAAGGAATTGGGATTGTATTAGAATTGCTTAATTTTACCATCGAATCATATTCCCCCCTCTTTTCTAAATTCTCTTCTGTTATCGGAGTTATTCCACATCTGCATCTAGGATGAACCGGGGGCTTTTCTCTTAGGGGAGGAAAGTCTGGGTGATTCCCGGAAATGCTAAAAATTCTACCTGAAAAGTATTGACAAATCTCGCAAACATCAGAGTGTGCATCCCACTGAACTAAATCTACTCCATACCGCAAGGCTGTATTCACTGTTCCTTCCGACGAGGCTTCTCTGGTTCTTGTCCGGGCCACCATCTCTGCATATTTATCAGGCCTATAGTTTCTGCCTTTGATTGAGATAAATCTTTCCTCTCTCATATTAGTTCTTAGATCCTTTAATATCCCACTTGAGATTGCTCTTCTTGGTTCGCCTGTGATCATACCCTCGGCTATCCTTCTGCTTATTTCTCTGTCTTGTATTATAGCCTGTTGGCTTTTATGGATTACACTATTCAATGATCCTCGCATCCCGTCATTAGCTACTAATAGCTCTCTGGTTACATCATCCACTAAAATACTAACTGCTTGAGTATGAATTTGGGCATCGTAATTTACAAATCTTGTTACTCCCAATGCTTTTAATCTTTCCGCTGATAAATCAATCCCCCTGTCATATGAGGCAGGCATTGTAGCTTTAGCCCATTTATAAGTTTGTTTGTCTAAACTTTTAATAATTTTATCCGTTTGATGTAATATCTGATTGGCTCTTGCCCTTCCAAAATCTGTCAAATCAACTGACTTTAATTGAGATAATATCTTCTTTTGTGCAGAACTATAAACTATCCTTAGCTGTTCAATCTGCTTAGCTAAATACAAATCCCTACTTAATGTTTTCAATTCATAAAAAGCCATTATTCCTCTCTTTCTATTTCTGCAAAATAAGCACTGCTCTTTTTAACACTTTTTAATAAATCTTCCACAACTTTAGGGAATCCACTAACATTATCCCCATAGCTCTCTTGAACTATCCCAGCTGACTTGACTCCTTGAGCTTGTAAACCCATCCGTGTATCCATATCCGCTTGATGTAATAGCAAAAATAGAGCCATCTCGCATTGGGCCTGTTCCATCGCTGTTGTTGCCTCATCCGGTAAATCAAAATCTGCATTGCTTATTTTATTAAAGGCTGTAACTAGAGCTTTAACTTTTGTTTCAGAAGAACTTTCATCCCACTCGTCAGAGTTGAGCCTTGTGTCAAAGTAAGTATTAGCGTCCTCTAATGAAATCCAAGTATTTGTCCCAATTGTCAAACTCATTTTTTCCTCCTGATTAAATAATGATAATCTCTCCCACACATTGTGCTGCAATATTCTTGGTTACTTTCTTCAGGCTCGAATTCTTTTCCGCAATTTTTGCATATTCGCATTTATATATTTTCTCTTTCACGAATAAGTTTATTCTCTCTCCAAATAAGCGAATCCTCTTTTGTATTCTTTTTTAAATCCTTCAACACTGCCAACTAGTTCTTCAACACATTGGCAAACTTTATAATCATCTACCAATATCTTATCGCATTTATTCTTAACGCATTCCAAATCTAATCTAACTCCCGGGAAGGAATGGTCTCCATCTACAAAAGCAAAATCGAATTGTATCTCTTTACAAAGTTTCTTCTTTTCGGCTCCGTTTAGCATAAAATCCCTTATCTTATCTCTTACCCCAAGATATCGCCAAATCTCCGCTCTTAGAGGATGAGCAAATATATCTATTGTATAAACTTTTTCAGCGCGTTCTGCTATCAAAGCTGTAGATATCCCTAAAGCTGTTCCTATCTCTAAAACCACTTTAGGCTTTACTCTTTCTAAGAAATCTATTAGGATATCCTCTCTGCCTTTAGCTATTGAGGGATGTCTCTCTACTTCTCCTCCAAATTTGTCTTTTAATTTATCGTAAAGCATAAAACTCCTCCTTGGTTAATTCCAATTTATCAACTATTCTACTGCTATCTGTTGGGATAGTGTATTTATTGCAAATAAAGGTCATATACTTTCTTCTTAATTCTTCATCTATTTTGAATTTAGATAACTTCTTATACAAGTCCTTAAAACTTTCCTTATCTTTAAGCTGGTAAACTAACTTATCATTATCGCAGAAATGATAACCAACTGTCGCGAACTTCTTTCTTAATCTTAAACCCTCGAATATTGTCGTTGAACTAAAAGCGGTAAAAAGAGTAAATGAACGGAACAATGTTTTCAGGCTTTCATCTATTGTCTTTATGTTTTTATATTCTTCGATAAAATCCATTTCGTGGATTCTGTTTTTCCATTCAGTCTTGTAATTAGGATGCGGCTTGAATAAGAATTGAGTCTCTGGGTTATTCTCTGCTAAAGCCTTGATATAATCATAGAAGGTCTTTATATCAGGGTTTTTGCTATATTTCAAACTCATGTCAAATACTGCCTGTCCTAAAATTACTATGTAATTCTTCCCACTTAATCCATATTTTTGATACATCTCCTTTTGGGTTATATCTTTTGGTTGTGCTGTTCTGGTCTTTTTAGGATATTTGATTTTTTCCGGATTGGTTTCTTTTGCATATAATTTAATTTCATTCTCCGGGCAATAATCCAGTCCTACTGTATCAAAGCGTAATCTTTTATCAAAGAACGCCTCGGCCCACACAACCTTTCCGCCTTGATTTTTTATGAACTCAGCTACCTTGTCTGATAATGGGAATAGTTTCTGTGAAATAATAGCTTTATCAAATTTAATCTGTTTGATACTATTTGGTATCTCTCTCCCATTAAAGTAATGAACTTTAAAATCATATTTCTGATGAGGCTCTGCTAATATATGAATATTGTATTTCTTTGTTAGGTACTCATTCTTTAATAATGCCAAATCATTCTTGGGAGTCATTCGGCACAATAAAAGATTCGGCTTATAATTCTTAAGCTTTTCAAATTTCTCTACGATCTGTTCTTCAGGTATTTCTTTGTTGCAATCTTTGTGGTTGGGTTCTAAACAATTACAAACAGGTTCCGGTGCCGCAATTTCAAGATTATTTTTTATCATTCTCTTATCTATAAACAATTCCGGCTTCTGACAACCGCCCCAGATAGCAAAAGTCTTAGTCCCGATGGCTAAGCTTATTGGTAAAAGATAACAATTTCCGGTGATAGTCATATCAGCTAACTTAACCAATCCAAATATCTCTTCCAGGCTAAGTTCTCCGTAATGAAGTTTACGGTCTATATTCTTGGGTTCGGTTCTAAACCTCTCTGTTCTTAAATCAGCCAAAGAGATAAAATAATATTCATCCTTATACTTATCAACCAGCATTTGCAAATATTCCGGTTTAGGGTCTCTGGCCGGACACTTCCACTCGTCTCTCTCTGTTGGGAAATGTATAACACAAATCTTTTTCTTTGTTTCTCTTGTTAGCCTTTTAGCTTTCTTTATCCATTCCTCTTTCACAGGAAAATTAAAATTATAGTTAGTAGTCTTGAACGCAACTTGGAAGGCCTCTGTTATTGATATATCAGCTCTAAAACCAATCCAGTAATGAGGTATTGGCAATTGCCTTATATTAGGCCTTTCTACCCAACCATTAAATTGTTTAGCGTTGCAAGTATGAGATTTGAACTTATCTTGTTTAGGATGTACAAATTCTATATCCGGAATATCCCAAAATACTTGAGGAGCAAAAGTCCTTAAATAAATCTTATATCTCCGGCTTAGGTCTTTGATAAAAGGCCTCTCCCAGAAGCAATCGCCTATCCCCAAATATCCTTCTATGTAAACACTTTCTTTATCCGGTAAATTAGGAAATTCAGCTTTCTTGAAAATATCAATACCACTATTTGGATTAAGATTAAGGATTGTTGTTCTTTTGTTGAGGTAAGGGCCTACTCTATTAAAATCTTTTATAAATTCCTTCTCAAGCCCTTCCTTCTCCTGCTGAGGATAGCCGATATGAAAGTTCTTAGTATTTCCTTGACAATCAAAGCCCAATAAATAAATAGGATTAGCCCCTAAAGCTGTTGCTAGGCAGATTGCACCCAACCCTGAGTTGTTTGTGGAAGGTAATCCGTCAACATCAAAATCTTCTCCTTTGTAGTCTATGGTAGGAATGTTGTGAACATCAGGAACAGGAAACTTTTCTTTATTGAGACATACTGCCAGTCCTTTGAAATTATCAAATACTCTCTTTGCCTGTTCTCCTAAATCACCGCTTTCATACCAACCCCATAATCTAATGTCTTGAAAGAAAAATATATCAGCGTTAGGGATATACTCTAAAGTTCTGTTGACTACTATTACCTTCTCGCCTTCTAATTTTGAAAAGTCAAAATCCTTTACACTTTCTCCGCCGCCTACTATAAAACATCTTTCTCCTCTCCAGTCAGGCAATGGTGTTGTTCTTTTGCGGAAACTAGGCATCTTCTTTAGCTCTGACATCTGTATTACGCCCATTTGACCTCCGAAGAATCGGGAGGAGTTTTATCTCCTCCCGTTATCTTGTTAGTTTCCTGTTAGCTGGTTGATACTTTCTTAATTTGTTCGGTGTCCCCAATGGCTCCACCATACCTCATCCATCCGGCCATTGTGTCTGCGTAAGCCAATATGTCAAACTGATCGTAAAGAGTCAAGTCCATCCTGTAACCACCCTTTAGCTTTGCACCCGGAAGTGCTACATAGTAATAGCTATTGCTTGAAAGCATGAGAGTGAAAATAGGTGTAACATTGAAACTCAATCTACCTTGTGAGCCTGCAAAAGATTGCTGTAGAAGAGCCAATGCTCTAAGGATCCTGCCTTTAAGAGCCAAAGGTGCGAGTAACTTAAACTGGCTGTTTGCGTTTGCTCCGATTCCCTTGTCCTTGACTGCTGTTAAGATATCTAAGCATGCCTTGTTGATTGTGTTAACATCTCTGATTGCATTGTAGTCTTTGTCAGAAGCTGCTACTGAAGCTGGAGTAACTGCTTGCCAAGATGTAGTGTTAGTAACTGCTTCAATTAGTGTGTAAAATGCCTCTGCACGAGAAGAGTAAGCCTTATTCCTGAAAGCAATAGCATTGTCCTCAAGAGTCCAATACTGCTTATCATCAATAAGGGTTCTATCCCAGTGTAATCCTCCACCATACTTGTCAAAAGATACACTTGTTTTCTCCCCTGACATCTTGAACACTTTCGCCTTTTCCCCGGTTCCAACTTTAGAGAAAGTCAAACCGCTCTCTACATTGACGATGTCAAAACCGCTTTGATTTGTGCCTGTGAAATCTCTGATGTCAAAAATCTGCTCATAACCTAAGTCGTAATCCGGTGTTGCATGATATTTTTCCAATACCTGAAGAATCTCTGTTGGGAAATCGCCTTTAGTTGAGAAAGCCTGTATTGCTTTCCTTACAGGGCTATTCTTCTTGTCAACTGCTCTCATGAAGTGCTGCAATGCGCCTCTAATTTGTTTTCGATTAGCAGGGTCTTTAAAGTTAACCTGCGACCAATCTTTAATAATCTTGCCTTTCATAATAAACCTCCTTTAAGGTTACTTTTTAGGTTTCCACTTAAGGTTAACTCTAGCTAGCAATTGATAATGTTCCGTCAAGAGCGACTAGAATTGTCTCATCATCTGAGGCTGCTGCTTCCAAACAGATTCCACATAGAGTGCCTGTAGTGTTAATTTTGCCGCTGCTAAGATAAACCTTATCTCCTGCCGAAAAAGCATTGCCTGTTGCCTTTGGTAGTAAAATCTTCTCGCATTTGTAGATAAACGCAGTTTCCTCGGCAAACTTTGCGTCTTCTACTATTACTCCCACTGTGTCCTCTATTTTCAAGAACTCGCCTTTTGTGTACTCAGCAGTCGGAGCAGTAACTATAAAAGACTCCCACTTATTGCTTCTTAGTTCTAATGTCATTTTTTCCTCCTTAGTTAATTATCATTTATCCTTACAATTTGCTCTATTGATTGCCGGATTTACAACCAATAGGAAAGCTCGGTTATCACCGTTATTCTTCCTCTGGAATCATAGGGTTTTTCTTTGGATCTTCGTAATCCTCTTCAGTTTCTAAATCCTTCCCGTCCCCGGAACCTACTCCATCCTTCTTCTTTCCCTTCTCTATCCCAAACAGTTTCGCAGTTTCATCGTATTCATCTAATTGCTTATCTACAAACTTTTCAAACTCTACCTTTAAATCATCTCCGTCTTTATCCGATTTAAAGCCTTTCAGGTTTTTTTGTATGAATGCTTTCTGTTTATCGTCCAGCTTTCTTGCTTCCTGGGTCTTGGTATAAAGGTCTGTAACCCTGACTGATGATAACTGAGAGTTTACCTCACCTAATTTCTTTTCCAATTCATCTTTTTCTTTGGTAATCTCGATAATCTTTTCCCTTTCCTCACCCAGTTTCTTCTCTACTCTTTTTGCATGCTCGTAATTCTTCTGAGCATATTCTTTGGCTGGCTCACTTTCGGTTATCTCTTCTTTAGAAAATACATCTGTTATCTTTAGTCCTAGTTCCCTTATCCCTTGTAAAATTTCCTCTTTTGTCATCTTGTCCCCCTCTTGAAATTGTTGAACAATACCAAGTAAACTTGCACCGGGGAAGGCCGGAATATCCTTATCGCTTAGGGCCACTCCCGATACATTAACTATATCTATAACATCTGCCTGCGTTGAAGTTTTAGGCACATACTCTATATCAGCTTCAATACTGGCTGAATTAAGAGCTAGGGCCCTAAACTTTGGATAAATATAGGCAGCTACTACTGTGGATAGTTTATTTTTCACTGTGGTTACTTTCTTCCCTACCACCTCACCAATTTGTTCTCTCCCGGAGCTTGTGTTGTCGGTTCCGTGCCGATAGTAAAGCGGAAGCCCGAAGGCTATCTTTTCACCTAATTTTATAATCATATCTTTTACGTAATGAAAGGCTTTCCTGACTTTGCCTGTAAGAGTTAACTCTTGAGCATTTGCTGTTCCCTCGTGCCCGACAACATACGCTTTCAGCCCTTTCTCTACTGATTTGTCTGTTTTTCTTAATCTTTCAATTGTATCATTTG